CTAATTGCTGGCACAAAGTATCGTGGGCAATTCGAAGAAAGACTAAAAGGGATTATCGAAGAAGCTAAAAAGAATAAAGATGTCATATTATTTGTCGACGAAATTCACACCTTAGTTGGGAGCAGGAAGTGCCGAAGGTAGCATGGATGCTGCAAATCTGTTAAAGCCTCTTTTGGCTCGCGAGAGGAGAGTTGAAGTGTATCGGCGCCACCACTCAAGATCCGAGTACAAAAAAAGTATTCTTAAAGATGGTGCGCTCGATCAGTCGCTTTCAATCAGTAAAGGTTTTCGAGCCAAACAAAGCAGAGACACTAGACAAATTCTGGATGGAGTTAAGGCCGAAATACGAAATCATTTCATAGTATTTGTTATCCAGCAGAAACACTAGATCTTGATTGTTGACCTGTCGTGCAAAATATATTCTTAGACAAACAATTTCCAGATAAAGCTATAGATATTCTCGATCAAGCAGGTTCAAAAGTAAAGATTAAAAACATCGAACGTCCCCAGAAGGCCAAAGATATTGAGCAATCAATTAGAGCATTGTTAGCAGTTGAAAGAAGCTAAATTTGCAAGTCAATAGGCGTCATCGCCTTATCACGATATCAGAAGATCAGCAAATTAGATTTGCTTGAGCAGAATATGATCAAAATCATTACCGATTGGGCAAATAAAGCCATGAAATCAAACGCATACCTGTAACTAAACCTAAGGATATATATCGAAGTTTTGTCTTCTCGCACAGGAGTACCCCGTTCTGAGACATCCAGTAAGAAAGATAGTCCGAAAAAATGCTTGGCTGCTTAAAAACCTCTAATCGTACAAGATTGTTGGTCAAGAACAAGCTTTACAGGAGATCTCAGAATCTATACTGCGTTCCAAATCCGGCCTGCAGGATTCCGAATAAGCCGGTCGGTAGTTTTCTTCTTGGTTGGTGCAAGCGGAACGTGGGTAAAACTCATACAGCTAAAGTGCATCGCTGAATTTATTTACGGCTAGCTAAAAGCATCATTGATTCAAATCGATATGAGCGAATTTTCAGCGAAAAGATTGCCGCCACTAGATTGACTGGTGCGGCCCCGGGCTATGTCGGGTACGAAGAAGGTGGAGAGCTTGACCGAGAAAGTTCGACGCAATCCCTACAGTGTTGATATTGTTTGACGAAGTCGAGAAAGCTCACCCAGAAGTGCTTAACATATCTTCTTACAAATTCTGGAAGAAGGGAGTATGTGACCGATAACTCTGGAAGAAAGATACATTTTACATAATTGTATAATTATATTAACTGGCAACATAGGTAGCGAGAAAGCTGCCAAGCCTAACATGGGCTTCGGTCAATTAGTGACAGTGAATCAGTATTGCTGATGACAAACTCTTTCAAGAGCTGAACTAAAGTTATTCTTTCGCCCAGAATTCCTGAATCGGTTAAATGATAGTAATATTGTTCAACGACTTTCGAGCTAGATCAAAGAGCTTTCTAAAATAGTGAAGCTTGAAGCGTCAAAAAACTTGGCTGATAAATTGATACAAAAAAGGGATAAAAATCGTCTTTCACGCCAACCCCTTCTTTAGTTCAACATACATTGCTGAACAAGCTGCTAAAAGAAAAAATGGGAGCTCGCCCGATAAGAAGAATTCTTCAAAAGAGTAATTGAAAATCGAATTGAGCACATTACTTCTGAGCAAAGAATTACCTTGAAGACGGGTCAACTTAATCAAGTTCTCTCTAATACCTGAGAGGTAGATACTAGAGTACGATATTACGGAAGAAGAGGCTTGACTGGATCGGGAAGTATCATCATCTTTTAACTTCCATAGGGTCTTCGAACTTCTCGCCTGGATTGTTGTGAATGATCTTCACTGGTATCATTTTTCTTTTCGTTGTAGATAGCTCATGCATGCTTGCCAAATCTGATCACCTTGAACAGGATATCTGTTTTTCATGTTTGCGTCCAATATACATCGAGTTACAAACTGATCCCCGCTTTCTTGATCGCAGCAGGGACGTTGGATAACGCTTTTGTCTTCATTTGCTGAGATAAGTTGTTTTTGCTTTTTTCATCGGGGTCAGCTTCTTCGCGTTGTGTTGGGAAACATTTTCTCGATACTCCGTGTATTGTAATGCTGTTGTCAATGTTTAACAAATCGTGATGCCTCGCGGATATTACGTTTTTTGCGCACCCAAGTCTTCCAACTCCTGTATCATCTTTTACCATCTCATACATCACCCTGAGCTTTTTTCCAGATGTGAAACAACTCAGACTTGACTTTTTTATTGTTGGATCTTGTGTCTGCAGATGATTTTTCTTTGAGAGGTTCGCTCATGATAATTTATTACACCGCTTTAATTGAATAGTATCCACGTATTATACCTCCATTACTGCCGCTGTATCAGGCGCGTCTTTTCCGCCATATACTTGACTTGGCTATCGCGCCATACAGGTTGTATGCGTGAACTAATTCTCTTGACGCGCTTTCCTGTGAAGCTCTAAATAGGCTGCTCTGATAATTTTTTGCAGTAATACGTTCTTGTTTGACTTCTGGATCATAGAATCACCCTTCGCGAATAACTTGAAACTCATCTGGACTACCATTACTTCCATCAATACCTCGTAGCACTCTGCCGATGAGCTTTCCGATTATACTCAGATGAAATACAATTCTCTCATAATTGATACTTTGTTCTTCTAGATTGAAGCTTCAACTGGGCTGTAACCACTCAAGGACGTGAAGATTAAATTGTTTAATTCGCCGAAGATGACCCTCAACCCAGTTTGCAATTAAACCTATTTCTGACATCTGCTTGCGTCTTCCCGAGGTAAATGAAAACCAATTTCTTCATCATAAACCTTTTGTTGCAAATGCACGCCAACAATTGTATGCCGCTATATTGACCCGAGACCATAATTAATCAGCAGCATCACCAATAGAATGAGATCCTATAACCTGAGCACTAACATTCAGATCATAATCTTCATTACTCAAAGGAGATCCAAAATTAATATAAAAACCAGAAGTAGATACATTTGATAATATGTATGGTACAATTTCTGATGTTGTATCATTTTGTAGAGATGTTGTGACTAATGGTTCGGTCGTAAAGTCACTTGGAAAATCTACAAAATAGCTTGAAGAGCCACTGGGTAGCGACTCTACAAACGAAACAATTTCTGGATCTCCTGCCATGTTAGCCCTTTAAATAATCAATTACCTCTTTGTGTTTTGGGTTATTTGGGTCAAGATTCATTGGTTCGCCCATAATTTGCACACTTCCTTTGCCATGTAAACTAGAATCAAATGCTTTTTTTATTTTGTTTCTTAATACAGTTTTATTTCCGGAAGGAAATACTCCCAACTTTTACCGCAAAAGACTGAAGATCAGTAAATTCATATCTTGCAAGCATATCTTTCAAATATTCTTTTGTCATTTGTTTTAAATGGGTTTATCTTTAGCGATGCCCAAAATATCTTCAAGTTCTCGCGTAGCCTTGAGCGACTTGATCTTCATAACTTTTTCCGTTTGTTTGTTGCAAGATTCTGTCAAGGTTTGTACTTTCTTTTTTTTGCGGCTTGCCTTTTTAGAAGCTCGTAGACTTTGCTCGTTTTTTTAGTTGTTTTTTTATTTGCCATAATTTGTACCTTTTCCTTTGTAGAATTAATACACTAATATATTATAAATTGATAAAATAAAAAATCCACCCCAGTTGCCTGAGGTGGACTTTTATAAAACGTTAATTTTATTTTAAAAATTAAACGATAAGACCAAGTAATACGCGGTCGTCGATGATCATGCGACCCTCTTCAAGAGAACCGTAGTAACCAATCTTAGATTGACGTGTTACGAATTGGTCATCGGATACAAGACTAAACTCGTCTCCGGACTCGGAATCGGTAGCTACTGCGCGAATCATCGACTCACGGCTAAGATCAACACCAACAAGGATTTGCTCTTCTGCATCATCTTGATCGCCGTCAAAGGTTGTCAAACTGCGAAAGCTGTACCTAGTTTTGCAACAGAATAGTGGTCGTGCATAATGTACCTTCCCAGCTTGTGCTGCAGGCAGCTACTCCAAACGTAGTTATTCCATTTTTGACCAATACCCATTTCATTGTACTCTTGAATGGATACGCCATAGAACTCAGGAATTCCAGCGCTATTAAAGATAGCGTCACGCATGCTGTCTGTACCAGCGATATCAGTGTTATCAACAAGCCTTCCGTTAGCAGATACTGTATTGATTGGGTTGTAAGCTAAACCACGAATTTCTTCTACGATTTCAGGAGAAACAAGAAGATCTGTAATTCCGCGTCCACGACGATCAGCAGGAGTTCCGCCAGTCCAAGAAGTATTAATTCTTTTTGCTCTGCGTAAACAACTTATTCAGGTCGGAGAGTAAGAAACCGTCCTGCTTGAGCAGGAACGAATAACGTGATTTTCAGACGCTATTTGTTGTTGCGTTAGCCAAAGCAGTCATGATCATAGCTGGCAGAAGTTTTTTCTTGTTTAAGAAGAATTTCTTGCGCCATACGTGTGAAACGTCTTACTTACAACGTCAAGTCTTGAACGAGAAGCGTAACGCTTATCGAAGCTTAATGCACTGTCGAGAGTATAAGTTGTGAACTTAAGCTCGCTTTGTGAAGGAGCAACTTGGTTAGTAGGAAGACCTCCAGGAACGGATTGACTCCAAACTTGAATGTAATCTTCGTCAGTAATGTCGTGATAAAGATCCAAAGGAATACTTGGGCTCTCGTCGCTGTTAAACTGAAGGCTAGTAAACATGTTACTTACTGTAGGGGCTGTGTTAACAACTTCCGCTAAAACTGGACCAATAAATTCAGCCAATGCAGTTTGAGCTTCGTAAGCAACTTCTCTGATTTTTCGAAGCCATAGCTTTGATAAGCTCGACTTGCTCGGGTGTTCTGTCTAAAGTAATTTTCATTTTTTTAAATTTCCTTTCTTAGAAGCTGATTTTACAGAGAACTTTGTCAGTACCAGATTTAGCCACTACAGATCCAACGGGATCTCCACTAACTTCTGTACTTAATGTTCCGCCGGGTCCAACATAGATTTTTGCTCCAATAGTGATATTGGTTTCGTCAGCAGTTAATCCATCCGAATCGTGATCGTATGCATCAAAAGCTGATGCGCCAAGAAGAACTAACCCTCTTGTCAAAACAGGAACTGTTTGACCAGGAAGAACTGCTTGAGCTTCGTCCAATTTTTGTTTATAATAGAGAAGTTTTTCTCCATTTTCGTCGTAAGCCAAGGTTTCACGTAATGTGATTCCTACGGCTACTTCGCCAGCGTCAGCAGGTTCAACTGTCATACCGTTATAGGGGTATGCATTGTATCCGATGTGCGCACTTGTTGGACTTGCTCCCAAGTAATCTCTAAGATCACCTGAGGTCGCGAGACCGCTATCTGCGTTGTTCATATCACCGGGCAGTTCACCTGTTTTTACTTTGACCACAACACCTGAATCAAATGCCCCTCCTGCAGCAGCGTCAGACTTCGCGTTAGCGATAGTATAAGCGCTGGTGTCGAGAGAGAACAGATTCAAAACGTCATGTTCACTGTAGTCACGGTATGGTAGTATTCTTTTTGCCATAATTTTTTTCTTTTATATATTAGTATGAAATTTTAACTGATTCTTTGAAGGTCTTCGCGAATCGATCACGAAGAGATTCTCCTTCGGAAGAGCTTTCGTTATTGTTAACGATTGCCGCTTCTTCAACTTGAAGATTGTCGAGAGTTTCTTCAACTTCGTCCGAAGATTCTTCATTTTCAGTTTGTGAGGCTTCAGAGACTTCAACCGAATCTTCCTGAGAATCTTCTTCTAAAGTCTCTTCTGTAGCTTGAACGGTCTCGAGACGTTTTTCAACTTCTTGAGTTACGCGATCTTCAAACGCTTTTTGTTCAGCTGCGATAAATTCTTTGTTTTTATGCTTCCAAACTTTTGAAAGTTTTTCTTGATACTCTGAGAAACCTTCTTCGGTTGCATCAAGCGAGGAAAGCTCTGAGGCGACGATTTTAGAATCATCTTCATCTAATTGATAAATCTCATTGAGCATTTCCATGCGTGCATTGAAACGAACTTCAGCTTCACGAGCGGTGTTCTCTTGCTCAAGGGCTTCAAGTTTTTGTTTGGTTGATAAGAGTTGCTCTTCTACTTGATTTACTTTGTCTTGTAAAGAGCTTTGAGCCTGAACAGCTTCTTCTTTTTCAGCTTTAGCTTTTTCAAGGTCGGCAACATACTGTTCGCCTTTTTCTCTGATAGCCTCGATAAACACCTTGGAGATGCTAGCGACGCTTTCTTCAGAAAAATCTTGCTTGCCAAGCTTTTCATCTAAAGCTGCTCGGAATTCGTTAATGAGTTGATCTTTATCCATAATTAAATTATTATTAGGTTCTTTGTTTAATACATCCTCTTTGGATGAATGGGAAATTTTTTTACTTTTTACGATAATCTTCTCGATAGATTCTCGCGGGCTTCGCGATGGGGTCGAATTCTGTTGATCTTCCGCTATAATACCTTGCACATCTGCAGCTGGATTTGAAGTGAACCCAATTCCTAGGGGGTATATATCGCCGACAATAAGCCTATTAACTTTCCTGCCGTCACTCAAGCAACCTTTGCCTCCAAGAGATTTTAAATATGGAGAATAAGCTTCTATTTCTTGAGGGTCTGAGACGATTGAAGATTTATACAGATCGTCGCCACCAACGGCGATTACATAATCATTAAAACCAACTTCCCAACTTGCAGAAACTGTATTATAGTAATCACTAGATTCATCTGTCGAATTGATCGCTAAATCTGCAAATTCCTTACTGGCGGTTTTGTAAATTACTGCTGCTAAAGCTATATTATATGCATTTTCCTCCAAAAGAGCCTCTTCATTCGATAATAAATCTGAGGAATCTCCATATTTTGAAAATCCCGCAGAAACGATATGTCCAACAATTTTATCTCGATTATGCTCGATATTAGTTGGCTTGTGAATAAAGTAATCTTTTACAGCTACTGCAGTTTCGCTATCAATGCCATCTCCGTTTTTATTGAATTTATTCACAACGGCGGCATTAAATGCAATTCCGAGTAGATCAATATTTCTGTCAAGATTAATATCTTCCGGGATTAAAGGTCTAAGGGGCTCGAGTGAAGCCTTGCTGATATTTAAATTTTCAAAATCACTAGATGCGACAATGATATTATCAAAAGTAGTCTTGTATTTATATGGTATATCCATTTCCATAAATGTTACACTTAGTTTATAAACATGGGAGTAAAGGAGTAATTCGCGTTTTCTATCTTGACATTCACTATATCATAATAAAGTTTTATCATCCAATTTCCAAGTACTAGGGCGGAATAGCTATCTTTCCTCGCTTTCTCCGGGCCAGTTTGCCGCTTTAAACTTGGTGGCAAATCGAAGTTTTGCGTACCTCCAGAAGAGGTTGTGATTTGAATTAAAGAGCACTCTGTTTTTGTTAGATTTAACATATCAAATTGATGCTCCACGAAGTCAATCATTTTGGCGCTATTGGTTTGCTTGCCTAAGCTCTGAGAAGTTCTTAAAAAATGTATATCCTGAATTGGTATTTTTTTATTTCTTTGCTCGTTATAAGAGTCATTAATTGCTCTTGACCCGAAGAATATTCTTTTATGATCAAAATTAGCTTGAAGTAATTCATTTGCTCGGCGTATCCATTGACTGGTCGGTTTACGTAAATAACAAATCGTATTATTCTCCAGGTTGTATTCTTTTTTTCCCTCCTTTAATTTGTCTTGATAATTTTCTATATCGTCAAAATTTGTATTCAAGCATTTTATATTTATTTTATTTTCCTTGAATAAACTACTCTCATTTGCAGCATTTATAAATTGAACTCCACCATTATAATCGCCAATAATAGATACAATATTAAAATGTTTTAACAAATAATAAAAATAATAAATATGTTGTTTTAAATTTGCTCCACTTAATGCATAACTGTGGACAACGACTCCAATCTTTTTTTCATCATCTAATCTCAAGATCATCATCGCGAAATCATCACTACTTTCACTTTCAGCCCAACTTGGATCGAAAGCTAAAATGTATTTAGCCCCAGGGTCTCCAGCAACCTCTATACTTGGCGATTCTCCGTCTGGCAAAGTGCAGGTTGCCATTTTCGATGTTTTGAAATAGCCGCTACTATCATCGGTAAATATCGAATTAAACTCTCGGTCAAATTGACTCTGACTCATGGTCGATTTAGCTTGCTCTAAAAGATTCTTATCATACAATTGCTTTGGGGCGCAGTCATAACTAAATTGCATAATTATTCTATGAGCGTCCGACTCCTTGTCTCCTCCTACTTTAATCAAATTTTCGAATTGCTCGTAAGCTTTGTACATGTATTCAAATTTATAACTTGCAGAAGAAAGAGCTATAAGTTTATTATTAGGCCAAATATGCCTTTCACTTTCTTGCATTTCGCCCTTTGTGATCAATTCTGTTTCTAAATTATAAAGCTCTTCCCTTTGGGTTGGGTTCTCAACAACACTCAAGAACGGAATAATAACCTCATTATAAATTCTTTCTGGCATCAAAGCAAACTCATCAATAATGATTCTATGAAATCGAAATCCACGAAGTTTTTCACCATCACCAAGAGGTAAAGCTCGAATTCTACTAGAGCCTATTTCAAGCAACCATTCGTCGTTGCTTTTTGATTTATGAGTGATACATTGAGATAAGTATAACGCACCAGGCTTTGAAGCAATATCCTCGATCTTTTTGAATATCATTTTTGCCTGCCTAAATGACTTTGAGAGAATACCAATTTCAACACCTTGATTTAAAATAGCATCCATATAAGCATAAATCGCGGTAGTAAAAGATTTACTCATCCCACGACTCCAAACCCCCATAAAATAATCCGTCTCGAACATGGCCTTGATAGCCATATGCTGAAAGGGGAACAATTTTACTCCGCTGATCAAATCTGCAGAAAATGTTATATTTTCTCTTAGAAACTGGTATAATAAAAGCTTAGCTTCCTTCTCTTCTATAAACCCCTCTTTCTTTAAAAGTTCCTCATTAAAATCGCTTTCAGATTTTCTAGATATTTGTTTTCCTGGTTCCCAGCTCATTATATAAGTTTATTGTCGATGTAATATTGTAAATCAACTTTCCATAATTTTTTACCTAATGTTAAAATTTTTGGAATTAATTCTTCTGATTGCTCCCTACTTCCGGTAAAAATGAATTGACAGTGACCTGCAAATTCGTGCGCAAGAACTCTCATATTGTGATATATATATTTTAAATTTGAGCGGTGCGGCGACCATTTATTGTTTTTATCTATTTGGAATAAATCACTTTCTGTAACTACAAATAAATAACTGTCCATATCTCTTGCTCTTTGCAACTCGGCTTTAAATCTTTGATAATTATTTTTACTTAAAGTTGACTTAAAATCTTGCTCTCCTTTTCGATCTACATATGTATAATCATAATCATCTCCACCAACCGCATAATCCCCAAAATCTAACTTTAATGATTTAGAATTTTTAAAATATAAAGGTTGCTGTTCTCGGGTGTCAATGAATATTTCTAAATTTGATTTAACTTCATTTTTCCACTCAGCGGGCAACCTACAATCAAACATAGGCTCGACCCCAGCTTCTTGGCATGCCTGAGTGTACGATCCGAAATGTTTTTGGTAAATGTCTACTCCTGGAAAATCATTGACAACTAATTCCAAATGAAATGGTGCAAATTTTAATTCTTTATGCTTAATTCTTTTTTTAAGCATATTAAGAATATATTCTCTCACTGTATTACAATCTTCTTGTTCGCACCATTGAAGTAATTGCTTCCTGTAGCTAAAATCTTTACTAAAATATTGTTCTTTTGTCTTGAACGGTAGAGGTTCTTCTGTCAATAAATTATATCGAGGATAATATTTCACATAATATTCCGCAAGAGTAATCTTGTGAGACTTCAAATGAAAATGTAATTCTTTTTCGGTCTCGAATTTTTTTGAACATATTTTGCAAGCGATCATAATTCGAAATCATAAACTTTTAACCAATCCTCATCGAATGTTCTTCTTTCTCCAAGCAGCTTCATTCTTTGCAATGCCCAAAACACTTTCACAAATACATTTGGAATATTCAATTTAATACCATAACTATTCTCAACTTCAGGTTTTTCAGAATAAAGTTTTCTATATAAAACTTGAGTGCACACATCCTTCATAATGCAATTTTTAATTCTCACACCCCTAACCCTTGGTCGATCTACGTCATCATAATCTGTCCAATTACCTAAATCAATGCAAGCTCCATTCCACCAATTTTTAAACGCCCCAGTAAATTTGCAATTCGTAAAACTTATATTTCTTGCGCCCCCTTTGCACGTTATGTGTTGTCGAGAATTTTGGGATATAAAATGGCAATTTTTGAAAGATATATTTTCTCCGCGCACAATATCAACGCAATCTTCATAACCACCTAGGAATTCGCAATCTTGCACCTCCACATCTCGACAAAAAGAAAGCTTTAGCGCTTCAGAAACTCCTGTGCCATCAATAAAGCACGATCTAATGATCAACTTAAACCTTTCCTGACCGGGCCTCCACCCAAACCCGAGTGCGCTTTTATCTATGAATTTAGATTCTTGTTTTTCTGTAGATGTGGGCTTGAAATATTGTTTTTCTATGGTTATTGTTTTCATAGAATTTATATTGCATCTTCTTTAGATATTCCCAAAACTCTAGCTTTCCAGTCTGGCATAGATTCAAGTTTATCAGCTTCATCCTTTGCGGCTTTTTTCTGCAGCTGAGCGATTTTAATCATGACCTTTCGCTCCTCCTCCTCTTGAAATAGCTGCACGAGAGAAAGAATGCTTGCATTTTGTTTGTGTTGAGAAGACACCCTTTTCGAACGGTCTCCCTGTAATTTTTGAATTAAAGATTCCATTCTTTTTTCGCATTGATTGTATTCTTCGCTTTTTGTTTTCAAAAGTTCGGCCAGGCGAACAGTTAAATCCTGTTGATCTTCGGCGTCGTCAAACATTCTATTTAGTTTATTGATCGCTCCTTGGATGTTTTTTAAGTGAATATAATCCATGCAGACATTAATATATAAATTAATTTCATCATTACTTAAATCAGGCTTATCCCATGTTGCCCGAACAAATTCTGCTTCAAATAGATCTCTATCTTCTGAGCTATCGTAATTATTAATAATTTGAATAAATCTCGGTGAAGCTAGAAAAGTCGCCAAAGCCTCAATGCTTTTTCTCTCCATCATTGATAATTTATTTTCATTTATCGTTTTTTGGCAACAATCATTAATTTTTTTAATTATTTTGCTTTCTGCTTTAGGCGGTGAATACTTTTTGTGCACAGCGTCTTCGATGGACGGTACCTTTATTTCTTGAGATGCATCTACAAATTGAAAAACAGCAAGATATTCTTTACTTGCTTTAGTTACCCTCACTTCTGGAAAGAGTATAGTCGCAACCTGTGCGCAATTCATGCCGTCTTTTATTGATTGGGTGGTGAATTCTTTTTGTTCTTCATTTAGAGCGATAATTTCTTTGGGCTCCAAGTGTTTAGTTTCGTAGCCGATTTTATTTTGAGCTAAAAATGCTCGAACCGACCGACCCTGCTTGCTTCTGCCGTCAATTTTTGCTGACTCAGGAAAAGCTAATCTAGTTAACTCAGTTAAATCTGATATAGTCTTAGAGCTCTCCTGAATTAATGTTTTTTGCTGCTCGGTTAGTTCCATGGTATAACTCCCCTGACAGAAATAATATCTTCATTCTTTAAAATTTCTTGAGCTTTTTGCTTGAAGATTTTTTTAAGGTTTTTTATTTGCTTATACCCAGCTTTCCTGCCCTTTTCGCTTGTTTTATACCCCATCTTTTGAGCGACCTCTTCTTCGTCGATATGCTTGATGAATAATAACTCGTAAACAAGGTACTGCTTTTTGGATAATTCTCGCTTCATGCATTTATTAAGTTTCCCCTGAGACTCCATAATGTCAAAATTATTATCCTCCATAGCTTGAACCTCGTGACTATGATTATCTAAAGCTAGCGCCATTTTTATGCCGTAAGCGGACTTTTTGGTTTTTTCCCATTTCAAGTAAAGAGGGCACGATGAATCCTGCAAGCCGCTCTTCGTGAATCCGCATAACGAAGCCTCCCCTCCGTCTTTTGTGGCGCAAGACTGATTAAACGGGCAGTTAAGGCAGGGTCTAACAAAGTTGCTGTAATTATTGCGCAGAATATTCTTCATTTGATTGGTTATAATCTTATTCATCCAAGGCTTAAGGGATCGGCTTTGATCCCATTGATGCCATTTTTTATATATGTGAGCTTTTATAATTTGCTCTACATCTTCAAAGTCAAACCAGGCTAATGAATCTAGAAACCATTTACCTCTTCTCTTTTTTATTTCTTGGTCAATTTCTTTCGCCTTATCCTCGTAAGTATAATTACTTTTTTCTTGGTCGGCCACGGCTCTTTTTCTTCTTGGACTCTTCTTTGAAATTTTCCAAATCCTCAATGGGGATTATATCCTTTAAGTTGAATTTATTTTTATCAATTTGGATAGAATAAGATAATTTAGTTATATCTGGGATTTCGTAAATATCTAATCCATCAGGATCGTCTTCCAGCTCTATAGGAGCTCGACGAAGCGCTTTTCGTTTGTTTTTGCTTTGAGTTGTTGGGACAGAAGTCGCTGTTTTTATTTGCTTGGAAGCGCTTAATAAACTCAAACCTTCCCCGCAGCCGCCGCAAAATTTTGGCGCTTGCAAGGAGTACATATTTTTAAAACCACAATGAGGACAATAAGAAAAAGCCATAATAATATATTATAGCTAAAAATGTAATTATATCAAATACCCACTAACGAGATTCGCTTGCTTTTTTATAAATTCCTCGGAATCATGCCCCCACTTACGCTTTTCTTTTACATACTCCAAGCAAAGTATTCCTATAATTTTTCCATTCAAAGTTTTTATTGGTCTGGCAAACATACTTTCTACACCTTTAGACTGAAGCAAGGACTTGAACGTAAAATCACCTATATACTCTTCTGTATCTGGACACGAAAATGTTTCTTGCCTGGAAATAGAATTCATTAATCCGTGAAAATTTGACACCCTTATATTTTGGAGACTTTGACACTCAACACTTATTCCGTCATTCACGCATTCATATGTGCAGCTTAATTTTTGTTGGCCCCTGCCTGAAAAATATTGTTCTCCATTGTGAAATTCTAGTATATAAGCTCTATCCGCATCAGTTTCTCGCACGATGAACTCCAAGGCGGTAACAACATTGCTATGTAAAGCCGGATCGTAGTTTAATTGTTTATGCTTTCTCTCGTCATACTTCACTTTCAGCCAAACACCTAATACAGCAGTTGCGGCAGAGACAACGCCTGTTAGCACGGTAATAATATCTAAACTTGTACTCATTTACTCTTTACAAAATACCCTAAAACAACAGAAAATAGAAATACCAATCCAAAAATAATAAAAAACCATCCAATAGGATCGATTGAATTGTATTCAGCCTGCTTGTAAAAATTGTACTCGTCTGGAGAAATAGTCAAATCACTATTTGAATCTATTGAATTAAATTCATTTTTAACTGGCGCTGGATTTAGCTTTATATTCCTTAGCTTAGATGAGCAAGAACTTAAGAACAATATAAAAAAGCAACCTAAAACCTTCATCTTCTTTTACTTGGTATCGCGTAGAAGCCTACCACCATAAAACATAAATCCATAAACGATGCAAGCATTAAGCCTCCAGTCATTTGCACTATCTCCCAATCTTTGCCTCCTAGAATCCAAGAGAAGAAACCCCATTTTGCATTATCTCCCTTTGGGACAATCAAATTGTAAGTTATATGCGGATTCATTGCGTAATAAATCATCAAAAAACACATCGTAAAAGTAATGCTCATAAAAAGTATCCTACGAGTAACTTTAACAAATGGATCACTAGCGGTTTTCGTTTGTTGATCAATTAAAGCTTGAAGCATTTTATCGTCTCTCGCAGCCAATGCCAGTTGATCTTGCCTTTTTTGCTCTAACCATGCATTTATAAAATTGCAGGCTAATTTTATTCCTGCCCCAATAATTGTATTCAATATCGGCCCCATTGCTATATATACACTCCCAAATTTAAAAAAATATTTTTTAGTGTAATATATTACATGTCGCAAAAATCTATTCTTGAACTTTTGAGTAAAAATTTAAATTCGTATCAATCAACCTGCTGGTTAAAGACTGAAAATGCGCAGTTAAACGGTTTGACTCCGGCTGAAATGATGATGGAAAATGAAACTGAGGAGGTTATAAAAATTCTCCCAGAAGAAATCAAAAGAATAAAAAGTAAAAAGAGAAAATCCAATTAGGATACAATTGACGCTATAATTGATGCGCTTAATTGAGTATCGCTAGATCTTAATGAAGATGTATTTAATGAGTCTGCGATAGACGAAGCTTGATAACTTGTGGTTACCCCTGACTTTACATATATATTTTCGAAGCTTACAGAATCGCTTGTGCTATCAATAATGATATCCGCATATACGTCTCCGCTTAAAGTTTTAAATAAAATTTGATAAGGCCTATTGGAAGGAATCAAACCTCCAACTCCATTTATTTCGCTTGTATTTACATTTTTAACTAGTGCCATTCCGCCATTGTCAAAATTCATTTGAATTACAAACGAGGAACCTTGGTTAAGTAGTCCATTTTTTCTAAACGAGATCCTCTTTCCGCTTTTAAATTCGCTAAGATTATGTGCGGATATGCTAATCGAAGCTTGATCAACGTATCTACTTGCCGCATTTACAGCGCTAGAAAGGTCAGATATAGGGAGTTTGTATGCCTGGGTATCCCTTTGTACCACTACGAGGTCTGTTGATAAATAACCGCCCGGAAGAGGATCGAGGTCTGATATACTAATATTTGCCATTTCTATAGAATACACTAAAGTTATTAAAAGATGATTGCAGAATTTCTGCATAATTTATTTTATTTTTACTTATTGTATCTTTTGAAACAAAACTATATCATATTTGAATATATAAAATATTTTAATATTATTGTATATACATGAATCAACCATTAACAAAAATAAGCATTTTACTGTTGTTTTTTTACGGAACTTGGCTTATATGGGAACAGTTTGAAACAATCAAAAAACAAAACCAACAAATAAAACAATTGAATCAAGAAAATAATACACTGCAAAAACAATTGTATTATGATCTTTTAATTTTCAACTCTATAAAAAAGAAAAACTAAATTTTTATTAAAAAACTTTAAATCTAAAAAAATATACATAATATACAATATGACAGATCAAAATACAGAATCACAAAATACAGAATCGAAAGACCCTGAAGTTTCACCTGAACGCCAAAATGCTGCGATGATCATAGCAAATGAATTTCTATCAAGAGCTACACTCGGAGAAGCATTATCTCAAGTATCTCTAAATGCTATAATTCAGTTATCTCAAAATAAAGCCCTAGAACAAGCTAGAAATGAAGTTGAAAAACTTAAAGATGAACAAGTTAGTGAAATTATAGAAGCCGCGAACAAGAAAGCTGAAGAGCTTGCTCAGGAGGCTGTTGATCAAGTTAAGCCCGAAACTCAATCAGCGAATTAATAATTTGATTTAAATTGTTGCAGGTTATACGATCTGTAACTATATTAGAGCCTGGAGATACGCCAATCGTACATCCAGGCTCTTTTTCATGTTCTATTATTAATTGAGAAATAAAATCGTGCGCACCATGTTGTTTTATCCAATTCCAATATGCGCCGCGAGTTCCAGTCGGACATAAAAGTAAAATATCATCAAAAATATAAGTTTTTGCATATAATGTAATATCGCGAAAACAAGAGATTTCGCTAGGTGGCTCAGTCAAAAAAGATTCAATTATTAGCTGTGTATTAATGCTTCCTCCCCCTCTTGCAGCTGCATTTTCTTACATGCGGACCCTCGTTTAATTGCCCATCGTAACTTGATGAGTTGGATTCGAGAAATTGACTTAGATCATTATTATAAAAAGCTTTTTCAGTAGCGGTCATTTGTTGATACCAAAAATAATGCAGATATGCAGTTCCGGTATAACCAATTGGTATTTCATTTGTTTGTCCATAACCATAATCCACAGTGTAACCTAAATCTTCAATTGCCCCTAAAGTGATTTTTGAAATAGGGGCTCGCGGGTTATTGTAAATAGGGCTCATAATTTCATCCCCAAAGGTTGGCTGAATATAAGTTTCTGGAGAAGAGTTTGCTTCAGATTCCCAGTCAGACACTCCATTAACTTTTGCAAATTCTGAAAAATGCCCCCCATAATCTATACCTAAAAGAGTATCCTCCTGACTACTATCTTGAATGGGTACTGAGTCGGTATAAACTGGATTAGATAAATAATTAAAATTTACAGTAATAATATTTCGAGCAGAAGGGCTGTAAACCTTAATGTATTGAGCATTCTGCATTGCGACTTGATACTCCCTTAGACAATTCGAACCTCTATACCCGACTGCTTGACCTCCATATTGAGCTCCATAAGAATTTGTATGTAAAAAATTATACAAATCACCATAGTTGAAACCGTCAATCGAATCTTCATTCCAGTTCGTACCCAATCCAAGTCCATGAGCAATTTCGTGAAACATAATATAAAAAAGCTCAGTAGCACCAGGTATAATTGGGTTTGATACAATATTTCTTCCGCTGGCATTTGGGTGATAAATGTCTTCGGTATCAATAAAGACCAGAATTTGATCAACTTTTGCTTTTGGGTATAATGGGTTGCTTAGATAGTTGCCCTGGACGCTTCTAAAAGGGGTTGCGGACGCTAGAACTCCACCGACTGCTCTTGCCCTTGAAGATGGGAATATGTAAACTTCAATTTCAATATCATCTTGTATTATTTGTTCCCATAATCTAGCTGCTCTTTGGATTTGGATTTTATCTTGTATTTGCATATCAATTTCGTAATTCAAATAAAGCTTTAATCCTGTGGATTTGTCCAACCTAGGGATATGTTTATGGTTGATTGTCTTGGTTGAAGTTCTGCTCCAATATAAAAAATTAGTACCGCCACTTGCTGTTACTGGGGGTTGATTTACTGGAACGTTTCCTCTCGATACATAAACTCCAGAATTATAAAAAACATATTCTGAAGCAGAATAAGTGGAGCTTGAATCATAACTATAGATCGCATAACCCGCCTTCTTTAGGGATCCAATAAATTGATCTCTTCGGTATCTAGATAAAGCGCTAGAAGGATCTTGAAGAAGTTCGTAATTATTGTACGGCGCGATATTGTAATTTTGTCCATCATCTTGCCACCTTGAATGTCTAGAAAATATCCAATCGTGATTGTAAGTTTTTCTTCCTTGAAGCTTCCATAAATCCTCGATTCCATCTTCAAATACATAGGACGACTGGTTTATATCATAGTCATTACCTCTAAAATGTAAATTCTCCCAATAAGCAATAGCCTGAGATTTTGCAGAAGCTATTCCGGAAGAAGAAGAGCTTCCTTGAGAGAATAAAACCTGATTGGATTCATTTTTTACTGAATAAGTTGTTATTCCGCTAATAACTTCTTTTTCTATATGATATTTCAAACCATTGTGAGCTCTAATTTCAATATACCCGTGAGCGTGAGCGCCAACTTTTTGATACCAAGGGGCATTGTCTACAGATATAGAGTTTTCAGATTCTGCTTCGCTTGTTTTCATCATCCAAACCTGGTGATACATTCCATCCCAATTATCTACTGTTTTTACTCCGTTAAATGGAATATGTTCATTGTATAATAAAATCCTGTCGCTGTTATCTGTAACTGCATGACCAGGATCATGAAGTTTTATAATTGAATTGTCTAAATTTATCAATACAGAGGTATCTTGCAAATCGTTTCTGCCAAAATAATCATATCTTTGAGTACTACCTTTGAAAGTGGGATAGTTATCAAAAAATTCCCTATACGCATCTCTAAAGGAGATTTCTGGTTGAGAATCAAATAGGTAATTTGTAGTACTCCAACTTAGGCCTCCTACAAGTGAAAAACTAGCACCAATTGACGCTAGAAAATTGTACCATGATCCATTCTGGTACAAAGCAAACATGGCTTTTGGTTTCCAAGTTTCATCGCCATATATTGAGCTACCATTCGCGTGGAATGCTCGCGTAGGCCCAGTTCTCGCTGGATAACTTGATGTAAGTGTTTGCATATCAAAACCAGCATTAATCCGCTGAACTGTATAGGGCATTAGAATATTGTCGATTTCAGGAAAAAAGGGCATCTCTGAGGTTGTGTTGTTGTAGTAGGATGTCACTCCATAAGTTACCCACTTCCCTCCTCCATTAAAAATTGCCCCTTCGCCTAGAGAGTAACTTGCTGTACTATTTTTTTCACTAAATAATTCTTCGTGTGGAACATTCCTCGTCCAATAAGTTGCGGCGAACAACCTAGTTATATCATTATCCCAATATGGATTTCCAGCTTGCGCTCCATAAAATTCGCTAAATTTATGAGGCTTTATAGAGTTTCCATTTGGCAAATCTACTCCAAGAGCACCGGCCGATGTAAAAATATGATCAACTTCCCGCTTATAGTTGTAGCTGCGGCCGAGCGCATCATACAAAAAAGAATTCATTTCGCCAACTCCAATATGAGGTTCGGAATCATTGGAGCTTTTAAAAACACTCATTTTTTATTTTGTATTTTTGTTATTACATATTTTAATATTTCACTTCTCATTATATCTTCTGCTCCAAAATGAAATGTATGTACACCTCGTTGTTTGCTTTCTTGATCATCAAAAATAGAATACATATCTGCAAATCCACTTTTTCCATTGATGTCGCTTTGCATTGGATCGCCACAAATGATCAATTTACTGCCGCGACCAAGTCGGGTCATTAAAGTAGTAAGCTCTTTGAATGTGAAATTCTGAGATTCGTCCGCGATTACGATTTCGTCCATCCAACTGGCTCCGCGAAGGTAATTTACAGGCATACCTTTTACAATATCCTTTTCTTTTAAAATACTGGCTTGGCCAGGAACCAAAAGCTCATCAAGCTTTTCATTCATAGGCATCATATATGGATTGATCTTCTCAGCCATTTCTCCAGGAAGTGCGCCAAGGCTTTTTTCGCCACTTTCTGCGATTGTGCGTACATATGTGATGCCGCGATCATTATTCATATTATATAATTGTAATGCTCCATATATTGCTATATAAGTTTTACTTGTGCCCGCAGGGCCACTAATGAATACAATACTGGTTTCTTTATCAAATATTATCTTTAATAAAGCCATTTGTTTGTCAGTTAGGCTTAGTTTTTTCAGCTTGACATTTCTTTTGTGCAGAGAAGATGCGATCTTTTTGATCTCATCTTCATCTGTTATCTCGGTTTTTTTACGTTTTCGAGCCATTTTACTAATATATTATACACTTATTTAAGTTGTTTTTATATAGTGGCTGGATTTTTTTTGGCTTGAGCAATATATTATAATTTATTAGGTTGCATTTCATATTGAAAAAAGGCACCCCCGGCGGCTATTGCACAATGCGATCGAAAAATGAATTCATTTAATGGGTAGGGTCATAAGGGGGTAGGGGGTACAGAATAACTAATAATTAAAACTTTTTTTAACTTTTTTTTCTATGTTTTCATAAGTATATAATAATCAATAGTTTACGACACAAAGTTTTTTTGCTATGGGCTTGACTTTTGGTCAGAATGTGTTAGATTGTATATATAAGATTAATTAAATAACCAATATAAAATATGTATAAAAAAAATGATGTCGTACTCGCAAGAGATAATAATACTTACCAAGTGATCAAAGAGTTTACAGATGATCGCCTAGGTAAACAAGTGCTTTGTCGTCTGTATAGATCACAGAAAACAATGGCTTGGCATCCTCGCAACATTAGAATTCATCCTTTATTCGCTTAAAGCTTGACGCATCAATAAAAACTCTTTACTCTCTATACTATGACAGAAACAAATAAAAAAATAAAAAGATATCCGACTCTCGAATGCTCGCTTGCAATGTCCAAAGCTAAAGGCAACCTAAAGTTTCTTGCTGAATCTGACATGGCAACCCTTACGCAAGGTGAAGCCGTTGCCGACGCATTAAACGCATTGCAACAAGCTCATAAAGAATTCAGCAAGGTAACAAAAGAGTTAAGCGAATTAAGAGACGGCTTGAAATAATGCTTGACATTATAATAATATCATTCATAATAGGAATCATAACAGCAATAAAAGAATCATGCGAAAAGTAACACAACAAATTAAACAAGCATTTGAACGCGGCGAAGCCAAGACAGTTGGCAACACCACCACAGACGGCAACACCGTTTGGTTACATGGCAACGCGATTGTCAAGCGTGACGCTGACGGCTTGGTCAGATGGTCGCTTGCAGGATGGAACACACCCACCACACGCGAACGCGTCAACGGCATAGCGAATGCAGATGTTTGCCAATTCAAATTCGAACCTGTAATAAACGGGCAAGTAATTGACTCATCCGATTGGTTCGCATCGCCTAATTCATTACCCGATCCTCTTGTGTTCTAAGTAGCACAGAGTCAACGACTTAGGGCAAATCGCCCTAGCCGTTTTCGCGTAACTCGTTGAATACCAACAGCTTACAACAAAATGAAAAAAAAGTTAAAATAAATCAAAATAATACTTGACTTTTGCCGTTTTGTCTGATACATTGTATATATGATTAAGAATAATAAAGTTGAAGAAATAAAACAAGAATTAAATTTGGATCTCGATCTTGGCTTGGCATTGGCTGAAGCTGAAGGCAACTTGAACCACTTAGCCCGTGAGTCAAATTCATCCGATTGGCAAGGCACAATCACGCAAGGCATGACAATCCTTGACGCATTAAACGCAGTACAAAAAGCAAGAAAAGCCTTTCAACAAATAAAGCAAAATAAAGTTTGACTTTTGCAGATAATTCGATTAGATTATACATATGATTAAGAATAATAAAATACAAGTTCGCATTAAAGAATGGTCAACCCATTGGTCAGTAAAGATTTTCGATCAAGGCATCGACTCAAACGGCAATGATCGCCCAAGGGTTCGGACTGCATCAAGTCAATCTCATCTTAATAAGATCATGAAAGACGAAGGTTTAAATCAGTTTCGTTTTAATGTTGTCTTTCAATAATAAGTAAAAATAAGTAAAATAAAACTTGACTTTCAACCAAAACTAGATTAGATTATATATATGATTAAAAATAAAACATTCGTAGCAAGTGTTTATGTCTCTTCCCTCGATGGCGAAGCAATTTCCTTATGGAATAGCAACACTAAGTCGTACATTGACATCGACAAGACGCATCACGCAATAACTATACAAGCTGAAGACAAGCACGAAGTAAGGCGAAAAGTTGCTCGCATGATTCGGACGCTTCAACCAAAGTTGCAATTCCAAACAAGCATTCAACGCAAAGATGGCGACAATGCTCAATACTACATTCAAGAAATAAGAGAGAAGAAATAACCTTTTTCCTTGACTCGATCACAAAATCTTGCTTTAATAATAAAATGATAAATGTATTCAGAAACCCGAATTTCTCAAATTGGTTTAATGTCGTCTTTAATGGCGAGCTAATTGACGGAGCAAGAACTTACGCACAAGCTATTGAAATAGCCAATCGTTTAAGCGTAAAGTACAAGTCTCCTATTCTCTCGAGTAAGTAAACAAAACTCCAGTTTTTCCTAAGTCGCTGAATGCCAACGATTTAGGGAAAAAATTCCTAGGCGATTTTTCGCAACTCCTTGATGGCCAGCGACTTACAACAAAAGTAAAAATAATTAATCTTTTTTTAAAAAACGCTTGACTTTGCTCCATTTTCTGATACATTGTATATATAACATTAAATTAATATAACAAAAATAAATTATGAATTACGACATCTTGCTTCTTTTAACTTTTATTCCTGCTTTCTTCTTTATGTATAAATCTATGACAGAAAAGAAAATTGATCTTTTTTCAGATGTGAGTAAAGAAAAGCTTGACACAAAATAAAATTACTATAATATAAAAATTATAAATCAAATTGCTAAAAATAATAAATATGAAAGTTAAAATATCTGACGCTTGGAATAAACATCACGGAAGAAACTCTGTAAAGAGTAACAGAACAGATCTCGATCTCGGAGATATGCTTAAAATCTCAGAGCAAGCACAAATCCAATCAGAACTTGAGGGAATCGAAAAGCTAGAAAAGATGATCGAAGCAAAAAAGAAAGAAATTGCAAACATCAAAGAAAAATACAAAAGAATAAGAAACAAAATCGCCCACGATCCGAAAGTGAAAATGTTAACAGACAGAGAGGAAAGAAACTGCTTTCATCAATCAATTTCAAATCTTGGAGTAAGAAAAAAGAGTCTTGGATGCTCGCTCGATCAATTCAGAATATTCTTAGATGTTCAACTCGAAGACGGCAAGTCTTGGTCTAATTGGACAAATAAAAATGTAGACAACGCTTGGAACATTGACCACATACAAGAGCGACAAAGTGGCGGGGGCAATCATTGGTCAAACTTCGTACCTCGTGACAGAAAAGAAAATCTTAACAAGGGTAAACTTGAAAGTGCATTCAATCATTTCTTAAAATAATTCACATTCACGCTTGACAGAAACAAAAAAATAGATTAGATTATACTTATGACAGAAAAACAAAGACTACAAAAAATAATTGACGAAAATCTCGAAGCCGCAGAAAATGGTTCTTCATCAGCTAGAATGTGCATAATAGCGGCTCAAGCAGATCTCGACAGAATCGCACAAGCAGAGGTTAGCGAGTTAGAGGCGTACATTGCTAGCACTCCACTGCCTGACCCGTTAATCTTGGTTGACTAGCGTAAAGTGTTAGTAACCAACGACTTAGGGCAAACCGCCCTCCGGAGTTTTCCGTAACTCGTTGAGCGGCAACGACTTACAACAAAATCGATACAGATTCCGTGCCAACTTTGCAAGAAAATCGCAGTCGAATTGTGCAAAAACATAGTTGAAAGGTAAGTGAAAAAAAGCTTGCAATTCACGAAAAAATAGATTAGATTACTTGTATATGATTAAGACAAAAGAAACACTAATAAAAGAAATCGACTTCGGAACTAAGCTTGCACAAATGGAGGGAGCGATTGACTTTCTTCATTATATGCAAACAGAAAAAAAGGATTCCGACAGAACCTTGACCGAAGAAATGACCACCAAAGGGCTTCTTGAAAAGGTTCAAGAGCTTAGAAAAATATTCAAAGAATTTACAAAATAAGTTTGACAAACTCACATAATTAATCCATAATACTAAAATATGAATAACATTGATCTCATTCGCCAAGCAATCGAAAACGCAAAAGATGCACCTGTTTCTAAAAGTGTGTCTAGCTTCATTCAAGACATGAAAGCCGAAATTATGGCTGAGGAATTGGTCGTTGAGCATGGTTTGCTCGAAGCAACTCAAAGAGATGTTGAGGACGAGGTTTCCGAATTGGCTTCATCCGAAGATAAAGCCGAAGAGGATGACGACTTCGACAATGACGAGAACCTCCACGATATGGAGTCAGTCAGCCCATCCATGCGAGCAATCTTTGAAGATTGATCTCGACAAGTCGCCCTCAATATGGTATAATAATAGCATGAACAAAGCAATAACAGAAAAAATTGATAGATTAATCAGCACGCTTCAAGCGTTGACAATTCAAAGAGTCAATGCCTTGAGACTTGGCAAGCAAGAAGAAGCGAGCCAAATTCAAGCCGTGCAAATCGACATTGATAACAAAATCCAAGAGTTAGAAAGGTCAATGTCCTAGTGGATTTGGTCACAATTATGATAATCGCATCGTTAATTGGAATCTTCAGGGGCTTAACTGATTGTGCTTTTTAATTGCACAATCTCTTTGTGAGGCAAGAGAAAAGTTTAGTTTTTCCTAAGTTACTGCAAGTCAATGACTTAGGGAAAACCGCCCAAGGTGTTTTTTCGTAACTCGTTGAGCATTAAACACTTAGGGAAAACCATCCTAGGCCTTTTTTCGCAAGTCGTTGATACTCAACGCATTCGGATTTCTTGGTTCAAATCATTATTTATGTATTTGTATTTGTTATTTAAATATTTGGTATTTGAGTATTTAGTATTTGCTGCCCACAGAATTGTATTTGGTATTTACATTTTTGCAGTTCGTTTGACCAATTCAATTGTATAAGGTGAATGTTCAGTTACTCGATCAAGATCTGATTCGAGATTACGAATGGCGTTGACAATATAATCGAGCGCGCCAACGATTCCGGCAGGCTCTCCGTTTTTAAGTATTTGATAACTAGTCATTGTTTTGTTTATCTTGTTTGATTGAATGCAAAAGCTTTTCGTGTTTAACTCCGTCTTGTTGAAATTGACTCATTAGCTTGGAAACTTGCATTCTATCCTGCCAACCAAGAACATCGTCAAAAGGTTGCAATGGAACAAAATCTCCACGCTGATTGAATACTGCGACTTCGTAAGTGTTGGGGTGATCGCCATAGAAGCATTGACCTCCATCCACATTGGATACAACGCTAATAGCGTAACCATTATCGAAAGTTATACTTGCTTGGACTCCCAAATCTTTTACACTTGGGTGAGAGTTAAAATTTAAGTCATCAAAGGTCTTCATGGTAGATATATATTGGATTGTTGTTGTGTCTGAGTGTTGCGTGTTTTACGAATGTTTTACTTGAGATGTTCTTCTCGAATGTTGCTTGCGAGATAAAGACATCGGTCTGTTCAGTCTTCTTCTCTGCTTTAATAAGGACAACGCATCCGTCTTTGCTTTTCGTAATTAAATGTTTTTCTTTGTTCATTTAGTTTCTGTAATGAGATGAGTCTTGCGATTCTGTGAGAGTTTCGTAAGCGTGAGCTTTTTGAGCAATGCACTTTAACGCACTACCAACTACATTTAACATTGAAAGTTGATCGTTGTCAAGCATATTCTTGTCGGTCATCGGCTCGATCATATTGTCATGGATGAATGCCATAACTAATTCGTTTGCTTCGAGCGAGTCAACATCTTGGACTTGCAAGTGGTTTGGGTCGTTAAGATACATAAGTCAATTTGGTTTTGTGTTTTAGTTTCCGATCAAGAATTTTGTTTTTCATTTTGAAAGGGCGAGCTTTTGTAAAGAGAATGGATTGTCTTATCTTAATTTTTTTCGCTTTCATAATTAATAGTATGACAGAATTTTTTGTGAAGTCAAGTGTTTTTTTAGTGAATAATAAAATGATACCAAACACGGAGGGAGTCGAACCCACAAGAGTATAATTAGGACTGCAATCCGCACCTCTCTTAATCACCACTAATTTGCAGATTAGTTTGATCGTGTTGGTAAGTATTAGTATGTCAGAATCTCAAACTAAGTCAACCCTTAAATGCAAAAAAAATGAAAATAGTTGTAAAGCCTTGATCGCCAAAGACTTGCGCGAAATCGCCCAGGGCTTTTTGCCCTAACTAGTTCATAACCAAGCGTTTAGTAACCTAACCATTCCAATACTTTTTGTGCTTCATACTCCTCCTTATCTCCCATGTCCTCAAGAAATTGCTGTATCTCTTGGCAACCATGCTTTGATAGTTCATCAAACGCTCTTGATTGACTAATCATTAAATCTTCGGCTGAATCGTAATATGTTTCACTCATGAATTTACCCCTTCTTGAACAAATCCCGTTGAATCCTTCTTTGCCATGCCTTTTTCGATAAGCCCAACAACAACACCTTTCTTATCAAGAAAGCGAAGGTCATTATCATCACCATTGACAACCTCAAAACCTTTCCATGTTTTAGGTAATTGATTGCGAAATACAACGGCAACATTGCCACCCATTGAAAGAACCATCTCGCATTTTGTATCGTTTGTTTCCGAGCGACTAAAAGTCAAGTGGTAATTAGAGGGAAACTTTGCCTCGCCCTTAATAAAAGGCTTGTCGAGAAAAGAACACATTCTTTTAAATGATTTCGTATAATCATAAAACTGAACATCCGAAAATTTATCAAAGATTGACTTTGGCTGATCTTCGTTAAAGAAAACAGATTCCCACATTACATCACTTGTGAGATTAAGTCGGAAAACCGATTTCATTCCTTTCTTCGTTGCACTCTTAATTGAATTAGAAATTTCTTTCGATAGCTTCGCAAGAAAGTCTAACTGATGATTGAAGAACAACTTTGTCTTGGCGACACGAGATTCTTGAATTGAATTCATTTGTCCACGACCTGCCGTATTGAGGCAAGATGCCGTGCAACCTTTAGAACGCCAACGGCAAACTTCGAAGCCTGAAAGACTTGCTGGGGCAAAGTGAATGCCTTTCGTTATGTAACCTAATTTCTCGCCTTTGAGAATTTTTTGATTACCTGATGTGAGAAGTGTTGTCTTAATCATGTATTCCATTATGACAGAATAAGGTGCAAAGTCAACCCCTAAATGCAAAAAAAGTAAAAAAAGTTTTGTTGCGGATATCATTGATATCCAACAACTTACGCCAAAAAGCCTAGGCCCGTTTTTCGTAACTGCCTGGCCTGCAACGACTTACGAAACAATAATTCAAGATGCAAAAAAGCCTCCCCGAAGGGAGGCTTGAGCCTACTCGTTTCCGAGCTTGCGATTAACCAACTGACCTCTTAAAAGATTTGTTAGCACAAGTCGCACGAAGAACATGGCGACGATTAACTCGACGATTTGCTCCATTCATGTCCGAAAACATAACATGACGAGAAGTCACGCTATTGACTTTAGCAGAGAAGACCTTGCGTTGCTCACCTTGCTTGACAAGAAGAGAAACGAAACGACCTTTGAGACTATCAACTACATTTTTGAGTTTTGCTTGATTTTTCATAATTTTAATTTTTGTTAGGTTTGTGTTTTGGTTTTTGATTAAGAATGATTACTTTACAAGTGCGACTTCGGAGTCAAGAACACCATGCAATGCGAGAGAACGATTTGGTAAGGCATGAACTCCACCTTTAAGGACATGAGTAAAGCCGTTATACAATGAGTGCATATTCCGAGCAGAAAAGTCATCATGTTCGGGTTTGTGCCATTGCTCAACTACATCAGCGATTTTGCCCTTGCTGATCGCACCATTTTGGTATGCACGGATAACAAGGTCATGAGCTTGCTCGTTGCCAAGTTCATACTCCTTGTATGCTTCGATGCGTTTCTCATCGCTTGCCCATGTCTCAGTCATCTTGCCGAGAGTGCGAGCGATAACTTGAGACAAGTCAGTCAAAATGTTTTTTGTGTGCCGTCTTGCAAGAGTCACTTCGTTAGTGAAGATAAGGTTGGAGCAAACAAATGGAGCATTGCCCATGCACAAACCTGCTGGAAAGCATTTGTCGTGCGAGTTGCGAAGACCAAGAATTGTGCCACGATCATCAGAATCGGAACCTGTGTTCTTGATGTGAAAGAGACCGAAGTAACGCTGACCGAATCGGTGAAGAGAATGGTAAGTGTCAACAATTTCCCAACCATTGTCTTGGATTTGGTTTTGCACACGATCAACAAGGAACGCATGACCGATTGGTTGCCAAGACTCAGTCTTTTCGGGAGTCTGTACGGACTTTACTTCGCTAAAGTCAATTCTTTTTGTGCCACATACGGAGAGATCAATTTTTTTATTCATAATTTTTAGTGTTGGTTTATCGTCTTTGATGGGTTAATTATACTAAAGTTTTTGGTTTTTGTCAAGCTTTTTTTTCTTCGATTAAGTTTTTTTTGTTTCGACTAATTTTTTTTAAGTTCAGTTATCTCGCTTATGTATACAAGTATGACAGAAAATGATGTAATGTCAACCCTTTTTTTCACAAAAATAAAGATTGTTGTAAGTTGCTTAGTATCAATGAGTTAGGCCAAACCGGCCAGGGCGATTTTCCGTAAGTCGTTGAATAACAAAGGCTAAGGCGAGCTTGGGTTTTCCCAAGCCCGCCCCTTTAACTATACCCTTTTTTCGAGAGAGTAAAGTTCGCCAAGAAGTAGGTTGTGAGCCAATTTCTTAGCAAACAATTCTTCTCCCCTCAAGCCTCGCAATTCAGCTTGAGCCAAAGCGTAGCCCATATTGCGAACTTTATTCCTAAGATTTTCAATTCGAGAATTTCGCATATCTTATCCTTGGTTAGGTTGTGAATAGTGGTTGTAAGATTGTTCTGCTTCTTGGGCAGAGTCAAAACTTACTGCGATTAAATCCCTTGAGTCATAAGGATGCCAAGGCGTGGCAGACTCTTCAAAGTACAATTCCCATTGCTCTGAATCTTGGTTGAAACTTGGTTTGTCAAGAGGTTGTCCCTCGCATACTGCATTAATATATTCGTTCATCCTTATCCCTCCATGTGGTTGAGTAATTGGTCAAGAACAGATTGCTTGTTACCCTTGAATCCGAATTCAGATTTTACAATCGAGTAGCAACTTCTACCTCTCGACATCTTTAATCCGTTGATTTCCAATCTTATTCCTCTTGCGAGAGTCCGTAATCGGAATGCGTTAATTTGTTGTGGTGTTTCTAGTGTCATGCTCATAATGTATAGTTTGTCAGATTTTCAGCGAAAGTCAAGCCTTAATACCAAGAAGAGTAAAAAATTCTGTGTTTCTTTTCTAGTGCCTTGCGAGCATCCTTGACGAATTGGAGATCGCTTTCTTTATACCAATAATCGTTGTCTGCATGAGGCTCATTGTTTTCATCAGTCCAAAAGTAAGAATCAGAACCCCAAAAGAATCCATCTGATTCGGGAAGCTCGAAATCAAGAATCGCATCTTCAAGAGAATTAATATCTTCTTCAGTTAATTGCAAGGGAACACAATTAAACTCATGATTATCATCGTCACCACATCCACCTTCTCGTGGGCAACCCTTGCTTTCCCAAAGGTCTTGCATCCATCCTTGCAAGCGATTGTGCTTTCGCCATTCTGCAATTTGAATATCATTATCTGAGTTGCGTTTGCGTGGTGGTCGTGAGTATGCGTATTGATCTAATCCCATGATTTTTTCCTTGTGTTTATAGTTGTGCTGATTGAAATGAAGACTCTATTCTAAGCTCATTTTGCAATGATGTCAAACTTAAAATGATGTCTTCTAAAACTTCTTCGGCTGATTGAAATGTACTTCCAAGTGGAAACTTTTCGGGGTGACGCTCGTTCTGTTCCAAGCAAACCTTGGACATTGGATCTGCGTATGCCATTTCTCCTCGAACGATGTTTAAAATGTTTTCTCTAATTTTTGCTTGTGTCATAATTACTTGCTCCAATCTACTTCATCTAGTTGAACTTCTCCCATTCCAAAGATTAACTCGAAAATCACCATTAACTCTCTCGGACTTAAATAGTCAAATTGGTCAATGATCTCTTTTTGGATACTTGTTTTGGTCATTTGTGTTTCATTCATAATACTGCTAATACTTGTTTGGGTTCTAATCTTACGGCAATAGCATAGTCTACCATTTGTTCCGTGTCCTTGTCAACAAAATTCTCATACTTATATGGGTTGTATGAAACAGGTCGTGCGGTGGGATGAGATTCTCTCCAATCACCCATTTGCCAATTCTCTATATAGCCCTCGATTCCTGCATGAACATTTTTACGCTGTTCTTTTAAAACTCTTTGTCGCCCATTTTTATTAACCTTGAAGGTGCAACTATGCATTGCTAATAATTTAGTATGAGCCTTGACCAATCCGTTTTGCTTGATGCTCCAACATTTTTTGTGAAGATTTTTGTAAACAAAAACAGGACTGCCAAAGTCAATCTTATATCTTTTTTCGTTAGGCTTTGTCTTAATCATGTATACAAGTATGACAGGTTTTTACCGCAAGTCAACCTTTTTTTTCATTTAATTGAATATAGTTGTAAGTTGTTGAGCTTCAAAGACTTACGTAAAAAAGCCCAGGCGGATTTTCCGCAACTTGTTGATATACAACGACTTATGTAAATTATAATTTTATTCTTTTTTTTCTAATTTTATCTACATTTTACTTCCTTTATTTATTTGGATTGTTATTTGTTTCCCCCTTATTTGTAATATATATAATTGGTATTTGGTTGTGTTATTTGGCTGAAGAATATTTGGCTTCTAAAAATCCTCGTTTTTTGTTTCTAGAACGGCGCGGACAAGGCCTATGATGAATGCAACAATAATAATTGTAGCAGTATCCATTAAGCAGTACCCGAGTACTTTTTCCAAATTTCAAGATCAAGATCAGTAACTGACTTTCCTAAGGTTCTTGCAAACATTTTGAATACATTAGCGTAATAGTTGTAGATACCGACATTCGAAGGAGTGCTCTTTGGGGCGTCACTGTATCCTTGGTCGCGAAGGAACCTTAAGATATGTGTGTCGAGCATTGGTTCGTCAAAGTCTTCGCGGCTATGAGAAAGAAAGAATCTTGCTGTTTTGAGCCCGATGCCAGCAACCTGTAGCAAACGGTTAAGAGTAACGGTTTGAAGGTCTTGAATCTTGGATACAGCAACATAAGAGTTATATCTTTGCTTGTATGGACTAAGCTTTGCCCAATGCATGATCTCTTGCAGCCGGCCCAATTTAATCAATTTTCTTATACAATTAAATGGACTTGTTTCTTTTGTTATATCTTTTGCTCTTTCAATAAACACTTCTAATTTAGGTGCTTCGATTGAACTTTTCTTTCCTGCTACATTAATACAGAACAAGATAAATTCTTCTAATTCATTGTGTGATCTATTATAGTTTGTTACTTCGGCTGGATTAATCATATGTTTTTTTGTTTATGGTTATTGTGCAATGTGGAGTGCAGTGCGAAGATTGTCGCAATCTTGCCCGCAAAGAAATACTTCCCTACAATAGTCGATGTTTTTTGACTCAATATGTTTGATGAGTTTTACTGCTTGATGAGCAGGAACTCGATCGCGAGGCATACCGCCCCATTTGATCACTACCCTCATATGAGGAAAGTGTTCGTTAATTTCAGCGAGTTGATCTGAGTTGATGTATCCGTAGTTCGCAAGAATGTTTTTTAATGTGTTCATGTATACTAGTATGACAGATTTCGAATCATTGTCAAACAAAAAAACCTACCCAAGGAATAAACCTTGAGTAGGCTAGAATGCATGATTAAGAAAATGGCGTGGGGAAGGACTACTGTATACCTCCAATTTTTCGGCGTGAACATCAGTTCATAGTGTACCTACTTCAAACTACAGACTAGACATGGTATTGTCATTTGGCTCATTCGATTGAACTCTACCAACCCTACCACAGGGATCTGCATACTTTAGCCCGCTCACGACAGGCTTATTCGGTCACCCACAGGAGAAGTATATCTACCTCTCCAAAGTTTTTAAAATGTTAAAGATCAATTTATTTTATTTGATTGAGTTTATTTCTCAATTGTTATACGAGTATTATACTCTATATTTGATTAAAAGTCAAGCACTTTTTTATATATTTGTAATTTTATTATTTGCTCTTCTATTTATTCTTAATAGGTCTTGTTGTATTTGGTTAATATATTTGTATGAATTATTTGCATCAATTATTTTATTGTTTGGATATTGTGTGCAATGATAAAGATCAGCGATATGTTCGTTTAGCTTGGCGAGTTTAACATAAACATATTCTTTTTCAGTTAACTCTTCTCGGAGTTCTTGCTCTGTGGCAAACATCGAGACTTTTGGGGATAGCGACTCGATCATTAAATAAAAATTCCTTTCAATCTTAATCTTGCTCGACTTGCTTCGACTCGTGCGATGCGAACTGCATCTGCTTTTTGAGATAGTTTGGTGGAATAGTAAACACTATCCTCGGCAACTGATCCATAATTTGCAAACTTACCTTGCTTATTCGCAGGTGTATGTTTACCACTTTTAATATCTGCCATTACTTGGCTCGCTCTCGCATTTTTCGCAATACTCATAATTTTATCTTTTTTTAGTTGTAGTTAAGTTGAACACGGACGACATTTATGCCATCTTCTTCATCAAGATCAGCAATATCACATCCATTAAACTTGCCGAATGCACTAATAACATTCTCTTCGTCAAAAGGATTGGCGACAAAGGAACATAAATCATTTCCGTAATAATCTTCAATTTGTATTTTTATCATAATTTTTAAGCAATAATTTGTTTTATGTATTCTAGTATATCAGAATGTAATTTATTGTCAAGTCTTTTTTTTTAAGAAACGAATCCGTATGTTGGAAGATCAAATTCATGATCGAACATTCCTACTTCATCCCATCCATAGAGAATCAATGCTTGATCGAGATCATCTTTCATTAAATCTTTTCTGTCAATAACTGCGAGTTCGCTACCATTTGGTATCATGCCGTCAACATTTTTAATGTCGATTTCTTGAAATGTCATAGTACTTTTCCTCCAACTCTATAAACAGACCATTGTTCTTGTCCTTGATAAGAAATATATTGCTCATCATTCTCTGCCCAATCAACTGCACCTTTAAGTGAACGAAAATAAATAGGCGATTCGCTCGGACTCGCATCATCTACTAACATATATACTCCTTCTGCGAGATCGCATGGGTTTGTATTCTTTTCTTTTTCTACTTGAGCTTGCCACTCAAGATATTCAAGTTGTTCTTCGCAATAATTCATAACCCTAAGTATATCAGATTAGGATTTGTTGTCAAGCTTTTTTTTATTGAATTTGCTTTTTCCTCCGAATGCTCCTGTTGGAGTGGCGAGTCCGCCCTTGTGTCCAACCATTCCTCGTCCGCTTTTCTTTTTTCCAACTAAGTATTTATTTGAGTTTATTTGATTCATAATTTTATTAAATTTTATTTGCGATTAATCTATATGCTTTATCTACTGCAAAAGATATTAATGTTAGAATTGTTATTGCTCCTACGCAACTTACTATTGAATGTATTATTTCGTATATCATATTTTATAATTTATTTTGTATAATTAAGTGTTTATTTAAGTTATATTGTTTTGCTTTTTATATCATGCAATTGTATTGTTTATTTAGTATATTATATTGTATAAGAGTAAATACTATAATAAAGCATTTTATATCATGCAAAAATTTGTTTATTTATTTCTTAATATTTGGGCAATCAACATTAGTGTTTTATTTAAATCAGATAATTCTTTTCTTACATCATCTGTATATCCATTTGAGATAGATATTTGGTCTTTTATCTTTTGCAATTCCTTTGTTATTTCGTCCATGATTAATAGTATGGCAGAATATTTGGCGATTGTCAAGCCTTTTTTAAAAAAAATCAAATGGCGGGATAGACGAGACTCGAACTCGCGACCTTCTGCGTGACAGGCAGACACTCTAACCAACTGAGCTACTACCCCGATTATTTGATAAAAATATTTGTATAATTAAGTGGCGGAGAAAGAGGGATTCGAACCCTCGGAAGAGCGTTAAACCCTTCAGCAGTTTAGCAAACTACCGCATTCGACCACTCTGCCATTTCTCCTCGAAATAACATTACAATTTATTTGTCGTAAATATTTGTACAATTAAATTCGGGCGAGTCAGTCCACATTCCTTTAGCATATTTGCCGTCATTTGTTTTTAGATTGATTGTTGCGTACAAGTGTTCAAGCATTGCTCGATCATCTTCGCTTTCTTTATTTGATGTTTTATTTTTTGCAATTATTTCATTAATATTATCTAATATATGATCTATTTCTCTTCGTGCGTGCATTATTTAAATTTGTTATTTTTTAATTTTATTAAATATTCTTTTAAATTGAGTGCTTCTATATATGCTCTATCTATATTATCATTCTCTACATGAAATGCGATACTCTCATTACTTGTAATAACATTCTCTGTCTCATCATCATTAAAACAAGAAATATTTTGTTCAATTAATTGTATTATTTCATATGATAATTGTAATACATCTTCATCAGTATATTTATTTGCCATTGTTTACTATATTATTTAATAATTGTAATGTATATTTGGCTTCCCACAATGCTTTTTCTCGCTCGCCTAATTCCATGTAAAAATTCATGCTACTATTGCATAGGTTTATGGTTTCGGCTTGATCTGTAGATAGTTCGCCTATCTTTGTATTGAATATTTCTATTATTTCGGCACTTATTTCTTGTAATTCATCCATTTTTTTATGCAATTAAGTATTATGTTTTATTTTTATCTTTTATTTCTTGTATTGTATTTTTCAAGCTCTTCTCGATCTCATCCTTGCCGTCAACATTCGGAAGATTTTTTAAGATATTTTCGTGAAACTTGATTATATCTTCATCTTTCCAATTATGGAACATTGGTTTTGGAGTTGGAGGTACTTTATTTAGTTTATTTGGATTCATCATATACTATATACTATACAATATAATAAAAGACAAGTCAAGAATAAATGTAAATAATTATAAAATTTTGTAAATAATTAAGAATGAATGACTTATTATATTAATCTTTGTAAAGCGTTGGAAATCCATGAGAATTACGCTTGATTGATTGCTTCTTCGGCAAGTTGGCTAACTCGATCCTCTTGATCCGCAGAACTTGATAAAATATTTTGTTCAATAAACCTCTCATTATCAGCACTAATTTTATTAATTTTTTCATGTAATTGCGTTATTTTGTTTTGAATATCTTGTATTGTATTAATATCTTCTATATTTGTGAGGCAATGATCTACTAATTTTGTTAAACAATAATCTAATGTAGACGAATAACACACTAAATGCCACTTATATTCTATATTATTTGATGAATTATTTTGTGCGATTGGCTCGCTACCACTCTTGCCGTTCCTTCCGTATGGATTTTTTGCTTGTTGTTTTATTTTTCTCTCTTCAACACACAAGTTTAAACTATCATATTTTCTTATTCTATAATTATTTATTTGTATTTGCATTATTTTTTATTTGTTATTAAGTTATAATCGAATGTTTTATTTTATATATTTAAGTCGTGCAACCCACTATCACCCATTTTACCCCACATTTTAATATTTTTTATTTTAATTCTTAATCTATTATTTACTATACTAATATTCTTATTATATTGTATTGTTTTACTTATATAGAATGGTATATTGTGTTATAGTATATAAAGATGATTAATAGGGTATCTTACGAGGTTTCTATGGGGCATTCCTTGGTATGCTTGTTTTTAGTTGTTTGATATGTTGACTTATATGTAACATATATGTTTAACATATGTTTATTCGTAGTTTCTGAATGCTATTGCATATGGAAATCGTGGAATTCCATCGGGAGTAAGTTGGAAATACTTAATAGTCGCTAACTTACCAATATAATCTTTGCGATTATCATAGATTTCTTTGAGATATTCAAATGAACCTTTGATGTTGCTATTGAATGTGGTTTTTGTTTTCGGGCAATAACACACTAAATGTTTTGCAGTTCCACTACGATTGCCATTACCAATATTAATATCTACAACTTTATATTCTGCATCAATAAATTCTTTTCTTTTTAATAATGATGTACTTCTTTTGTTATCATATTTAGATAGTGATTTGCGAACCATTTGTCCTTCGTATCCTTGTTCAAGATATTGTTCATACAAACTATTTAGATTGCCGAGAGAATAAACTTCATTTGTTTCAACTAATATAATATGTTTGTTTGTCATTAGTTTAGCTTTTAGTTCATCCATTCTAAAATCAAAAGGTTGGTTTTCATTTACAACATTATTGATCTTTGGTGCATCATATACATGATATTGAATAGTATCTTCTGCTTCTGCGAGTCGTTCTTGATATTCAGTTTGCTTTTTGGCAAATGCTTTATCAGTCATTTTTGCTGACTTGGTTGGTCTTTGCTTGCGAACAAGTGATGTAATCTTGTTGAAGTTTTCACGCAAGTCATGGTTGTATAGTTCACCATCGAGAATAGCGTTTGGATGAGCGAGAAAGAACCCATTTAGGCTTTTAAGGATATGAGGTATGCACTCTATCTCCTTACCATTGCGAGTCCTTCCAATGAGCGTATCGCCTTCTTTGCGAACAACGCAACGAATGCCATCTAGCTTTGGTTGCGAAAAATGAGGATAATTCCCAACCAATTCGTCTTGACGATCTTTAAAGTTGTGTGCAAGCATTGGCTCATAAAACTTTTTTTTCTGTGCATCTATCTCGTTGAGAGCATATCCACTATCCAATTTCTTTTGAAATTTAGCTTGAGCTTGCAATTCTGCTTGACCTTCGGGAGTCGTTTCGTTACTTCGCCCAACATTCTTGGCGATTGTGGTTGTAGCTTTGTCTTGGGTCTTCTTGCCGTCAACCAAGACCTTTAACTGCATAAAATGAAGCACCATCAATGTGCATTGTCCATTCACGCAATTTTCCTTTAGTATCTACTTTGTATAATGTCTGCAATGTTTTCTGTCATAATATAAATATAGTTGATTTTTTAAAGTTTGTCAAGACAATTTTCCAATTAATCAAAAATTTCTACCTCATCTAAATTAGTTTTAATTTCACTCATTAGTTCAGTCATCTTTTCTTTGATAGAAAAAAATGTATATTTTAATTCTCTTTGCCTTTTACCTAAATCTTCCAATTCATTCCAACATAAATCCATTATTCGCCAATCAACAAATTCTTTTGGAGAATCGCAAAGACTATTTTTAGTAATTAAGTAATATTTTTTCTTTAAACTATTTATTCTTTCATCTTCATCAGCATGGTTTTCACGATTTTTTCTATATGTCTCAATCATATCAGAATTATAAATCAATTTCAATGAAGAAGAGTGTCTCTTCCGATAAGTAAAGTTAGAATATTTATCTGACCATTCAAATGCGAATGTTAAATCTAGCAAACAAAATCTTTTAGTAATTTCATATAAAAATTTAAGTGAAACATGATTTTTAATGGAGTTGTGTTGCTCAATTGGCAAATTAGCCCTTCTTTTATTATTGCTATGTTTTTTTCCTAATACGAAATCCCTAGTATTCATACCATATTGCTCTGAGCAGAAAATATCCCCTTCAAATAAAGATATATCTTCTTCCCTTGCACCTTTCCGAAGAACGACATGAGGAACGCATCTTCCATCGAACTCAATCTTTCCAATGCAACCCTCTATAATCAATTTATTCTCCAAAGAGTCAAACCAAATCTTTTCAATTTTATTCAAATCTAAAATATGCCCCACAACATCTTCATCTCTCATACAAAAAGATAGAGAGAAATCACCATAATAATTATGGCGAGAAATACTAGAGAAATTATCTAAAAGCTGATGTTTATTAAACTTAGATAAAAAATTCATGTCCCCACTTTCTCCCACATAAGTTGATCTTACGGAAAATTTACCTCTTGCCATTAAGAAGTAGACGAAACTATTTTCGCTTGTTTGTTTTTTTAATCATGGTTCAATAATAAGAAATTATTCTTTCATTGTCAATACCTAAATTAGTTTTTGTAGAGATTTTTAATTCTTTGATTCCTAGGTGCTTAGATAAATACAAGCAAAAATCTATTAAATTAGCCCGATTTGAAAATACAATGTCATGTCTGATATAATCTGCAACTTGAGCATATTGTCCATCTTGCCAACGCTCGGTTAATTGCAGAAACAAATTACCCCTCTCTTCTTCGATCTTGGGCATCTCTAACCTTTTGTGTTACCATTACATTCGGCATATCAATGTGAGGAACAAGAGGCTTCGCCCCCGAATGAGAAACTTTCTTGGAGATGTTATATAACTTGGTACTCTGCTCTTTTGGAGTATTTCTTCTTGTTGTTGCTTTTTTGCTCATGTTATTTTTATAGTTTTTTTTGTTTAATTAACTTCGGTTGTTTGTAAGTGATCCCAAGGAAACCCTTCAATTTGATCTAAAATTTCGTTCAGACAACTTAATTCTGAAATGTATGCTTGTTCTTCCTCTTGGCAAAGTGTGTGTGCTTTTGCACAGAATTCCATTCTTTCGTAAATTTTATTAATTATTTCTTGCATTTAATTTTCCTCGTTTAGTTTGTTTAATTGTTCTAGTGCATAAATGACTTCCTCAAAGTCCTCCTTTATCAAGCCTATATCATAAACCTTTTCACCCTCATCTGTCAAGTAAAAATATTTCTTTAGTAAAATTTCTTCTGATTTAGTCATAATTTTATTTTTGTGCAATTAGCGTGATTCGCCATTAATTTCGTTTGCGAGATTTTCTTTTTCTTGTTGAATATTTGATTCTTTAATCATTTCATCAACCAAACCACTTATCTTGGAAATGTCTTCGATATTTAATTCAAAATATTTTTCTATGATATTAGCTATGTTCTCTACGCAATCTTCTTTTTTATTATTCATTTCTTTGTTCTCCATCTTGATTGTTTTAATGAAAGTTTTATTTGTTTGAAATTCAAGTAAACATGATTTAATGTATTTAAATAATTTATGTTTTTATTTAAGTAGGTAATCATGTTCTTCTCTGTATGAAAGTTTATTTGTTTTTGTCTTCTTCGTTATCCTTGTATGAAATGTTGTACTTCAAAATGGAATCTCGTCTCTTGGGTCTTGTTTGAAACTTCTAATGTCTTTCTTTTTCTTCATCTTCTGTGCGAATGTTCGCTCATTATGTTTAATATAACATTTATCGCCATTCTCGTCAAGCTTATTATAAGCAACTGCGAAACCTAAAGATTTTAGCGATTCAAGATCAACTCCATCAAGACTTTTCTTGCGAGTCATGTTATTGATTGCTTGTGCGTGGACAG